ATGGAAATAAATAAGGTATATGAAGCAACGCTGATAAACAAGTCGGAGCAGCTTGTCGGACTTTCACCCGAGGAGGTGGAAAGCTCCCGACGAAAAAACGGCAGAAACGTGATCTCGCCTGCCAAAAGAAAGGGATTTATGCGAAAATTCCTTGAAAATCTTGGCGATCCCGTAGTAAAGATACTTATAGGAGCGTTGATAATCAATATCATATTCATGTTCAAACGGGCGAATTGGGTAGAAACGGCAGGTATAGCGGTGTCGATATTGCTGGCGACCTTTATCTCAACGCTGTCCGAGCATGGTTCGCAGAATGCGTTTGAACGGTTATGTCGGGAAAGCGGACAGACACTCTGTCGCGTGATAAGGAACGGAGAGGTCGCAGAGATCGATATCGGGGACGTGGTCGTTGGGGATCTTCTGACGGTAGGCGCGGGGGAGCAGATCGTTGCCGACGGAGTGCTTATTTCGGGAGAGATAAAGACCGATCAGTCTTCTATGACAGGCGAGAGCAAAGAAATAAAGAAGCGTCCCCGCAACGCTTCGGACAGAGATGATTTTACACCGTTTTCCCCATATTATTGTCTGCGCGGATGCACGGTAGTATCGGGTAGCGGAGTTGTGCGTGTCACAAGGGTCGGAAACGGCACGATGCTGGGCGGAATCTCGCGCGAGATACAGGCGGATACTCGCTCAAGTCCGCTTAAGATAAGACTTGAAAAGCTCGCGCGTCAGATAAGCGTATTGGGGTATATACTTGCCGCGATAGTGGCGCTTGTCTATCTTTTTAACGTTTTCGTGATAGACAGCGCGTTCGACACAGCAATAATCAAATATAAATTGACGTCCTTTTCATACCTCTTTTCGCATCTTTTTCGCGCGCTTACGCTCGCACTGACGGTCATAGTCGTCGCGGTTCCCGAGGGAAACACCCATTATAACTGATTAAAGGTTAATTCTAAGTCACCTGAGGGGGTGACGGTGATTTTTTTGAGAATTCTGGACCAGAGCGCTTTCCGGGATTCCGGCGCCAGCTTTTCGTACGACTTCGTAAAGTCCTTCAGCGCGGTGACGTCAATGGGCGTCAGGGTGCGGACCTGCTCTTCCTTCGCTTCCGCTTCTCTCAAAATGGCGGTCAGCTCCAAATAATCGCGCTCGTAGATCTCTTTCGGTATCAGGTCGCTCAGGTACAGATCCTTGAGCTTCTCGATCCTCTTCATAACCTTGGCGGTGTCGATCTTTTTCTTCGGCAGCGCCTTCTTTTGTTGCGCAAGATTGAAATTGAATTTCTCCGCCTCGGAGCAGACACACTCGATCAGCTGCTCCTCAAGCTTCTTCTGATTATACTGCTTTCCCATATCGCAGGTCTTCATTGTGTGCGCGGGGCATCTGTAATAGATAAATTCTTGCTTTACGTTGCCGTTTGCGTCTTTGTTGGAGCAGGAGTAGGTTGTCATTCTCCTGTCGCAGCACGGGCAATGTATGAGCCCTGTAAAGAGGTATATACGGTCGGATCGGGCTCCGTTATATCTTGCGGCGCGCGTTTCGACTATTTGCCCCGCCAGGCGGAACGTCGGCTCGTCTATAATTGCCGGGCACCAATCCTTTATTCCGTACGCCTCACCGATGTACCAGGTGTTTGTTAGCATGTGCTTCATCGTTTTGACATCGATTGATGTGCCGTACAGAGAGTTAAGGTGTCTGGATGTCTCTTTGACAGATCTGCAGTCTATATATTTATGGAACATGGTTTTAACGAGCTCCTCGGCGTTCTCGTCGATGACAGCTCTCTTATCGACTATTTTATATCCGATAGGTGTGCTTCCTGATATAACACGTCCTTCCTTTACCATGTTATTGAATACGAATTTTATTCTTTCGCTTGTGCGGTCGGACTCGTCCTGCGCGATCGCAAGCTTGATATTCAGCGCAAGTCTGCCGTTCGCGGTCGTGGTATCGTAGTCCTCCTCGGTCGCGATCCATTGCACGCGGTATTTATCGAGTATTGCCTGAACCTCGTAATAGTCGGCTATGTTTCTGAACCAACGGTCGAGCTTTATAAACAGTACGACGTCGATTTTATTCTGCTTGACGTCCTCAAGCATACGGAGGAACTGCGGGCGGCGGGTATAACGCTTTCTCGCGGATATACCTTCGTCAACGTAGAGATCTACTACGGTGAGGTCGTTATCCTTTGCGTACTGCAAAAGTCGCTCCTTCTGGGCGTCGAGCGACACTCCGTGCATCGCCTGTTCCTCGGTGGAAACCCTGGCGTACAGTGCGGCTCTTTTAAGGCTATTATCTATTCTTTTAGTGATGTATGCCATAGCGTTTCCTTTCTGAAAATTCATATTGACAAAATTCGATCCTTGTGCTACAATACTCGTGGCGAAAGCCCGTAGGAGTGCCATATGGTGCGGTTATCTCCCTGATTGAGAAGGGAGCATATTTCTTTTATTCTCCCTTCGATTTGGAGGGAGGTGATAGCGTGTACATTACCTTGGAGCAGCTTGTGCTTATCGCGACTTTCATAGTCGCTCTCCTTCAATATGTCCATAATATTTATCATAATAAAAAGAAATAACCGCCTAACTCTCACATAAGGCGGTTATTTCTATAATCGTTCTGAGGGAGATGACCGTATCGGCTCTCCTGCGTTATTATTATACACCGCTTTTTTGGATTTGTCAATATATTTAGTTTATTTTTTTCACGAGCTGTAATTCAGCTCGTTTTTTTGTTTTACTGTGGAAAGATATATATTAAAATTCTTATGAATTTCGATTTCAAGGTTATTTGAGAAAAACTTATTTTTCTTATACAGGTCTTTCATTCTGTCGCTCCGTGCCTGCGCCCAATGTGGCGGCACGCGGCAGAACGCGGATATTTCTTCGGGGGTGTGGAGATCGAGCTCCATCAGGACGCATGCGGGGCAGAGCAGGCGCAGAGCGAACATATCCGCCTGCTTTTCGGCTTTGGGTTTTATTCCTATATCTTCAATAGTTGCGTATTTTGCGTAGGTCGCAACATGACCGAGGAGTATGTGGCCAAGCTCGTGGGCTATGGCGAATCGTGAAATTACAACGTCGTTGAGATCGTTATACACGATTATCCACTTGTCGCCGTTGTAGAACGCTTTTGCGTATTCGTCGGGCAGGAGGACGTTTATGCGACTGTTTTTCTTGACGTCGATATTACTTTGCCGTGCGATCTTGAGCACGTCAACGGGCAGGCGATCGATATCGTTATCGATCAAGCATTGCCAGGCGGCATCTCGAATGTCGCTGTATATTTTATAGTACATGAATTAAGATTACATGAGATCTTCGTCGGTGTTGGGCTCGTTCTCGATCTCAGCCCATTTTTCTTGAGGGATCCGAGTGATCGTGTGCTTATGGTTAGAGGCGGAATTTGCGGCTGCATAAACGGTAACGTAACCGTCCTCGGTGATTCCGAGGATCCTATCGACTGCCGGCTGCATCTCGGGCTGGTCGCGGTAGGCGGTCATTACTTTCGTTTCGTGGGGGGTGAGGGTGAGGTCGGGTTTGGTGATTATGCCGAAGAGGTAGTTTATATCTACGTTAAAGAAATCCGCGATCTGTCGGAGCATTTCCATATCAGGCGATCTATTGCCGAGCTCATACATACTTATAGTACTTTTTGAAATATTTAATTTATCAGCAAGTTGTCCCTGTGACAAGTTATAACTATTTCTGAGTTTTTTTAAAACGTCGCAAAATTTCATGTTGATTACCTCGCTTTCTTGATACATTGTACCACGGTTTGTGTAACTTGTCAACACATAACGTGATAAAATTGTGCATAGTACACAAAAAGTAATCAATTTCAAAAAAACCGTTGACAATCGCTCACGCTTTGTGTATAATGGTAGCGAACACAAAACGTGGACTAATAACAAGGAGGGCTGAGCATGGCAAGACCAAACAGACAAATTGAAGTATCAAGTGGTATATTTGAGGTAATCAGTGCAAACGTTGCCGAGGCAATACACTTGATCACAGCGGGCAAAAAAAATGACCGCCTGAGCATAGAAGAAGCTCAAGCGATCAAGGTGCTTTGTGATCTTTGTATCAACGGTTATAACTATCTGAATCATGTTGCAGGAAGGAATGAACATCCGGAGGGAGTTCCCAGTAAGCCTGATTCAGAGGCGCGATAATGATGAAGCTGTCGGGGCGGACGAATTCGCCAAGAACGACGTCCATAAGGTAATCTTCCTTACGAAGATACGTTCCAATATAGCCACTCTCAAGCTTAACGAGCCAGAGAGAATCGTTGACGTGCATATATCCTTGAGCGTTCGTCTCAAGCCTTGCATCAATATCCTCGGCGGTACATTTTAGGGTGTCTAATTTACAGTAAATTAAAAAGTTGTCCATAACTCTCTCCTTTGGTGTTAATACAAAAATTATACACGAAATGAGAGGGGAAGTCAAGAATTAATTTATAGGAGGGAAGGATGGAGCGCGAGGAAGTGATAATGTGTCTTGAGCAGATGCTTACGGATGCAAATTTCATTGAGACGTTTCCCACAGTACAGTGGGTTGTAAAAAAAGACCAGCTCCCGACGGATTACATCGAGAACTGGCAAAGCAAATTCAGAGAGGCGTTGAAGAGTGCTATTTGTATCTTGAAAGATCGGGAGTAATGATCTGATCCTTTTCCGGAATGCCGTGATATGAAATGTATGTGCATTGGAAGGCGTGACATTTCAGGCAAATATCGTTATCTCTGCGGTAATTTGAACACGGGACTGCGAGTCCGATTGGTTTACCGTCTTCGAGGTAGCTATAATTGATTCTTACGCGTTGCATTCTGGAAGGATCTTTTGGACAGACAAATAGTGCATCAACCCAAGTAGCCATAATGTTCCTCCTTTCTGTGTTTTGTTAATTTTAGCACAGCGAGGAGGGGGAAGTCAAGGAGGCAAAATTCAAGATCAAGTTCAAGCATAGGTAACTCATTAGATTATAGTTACCTGAATACTATCACATTACATTTATTTTGTCAAGAAAGGGGGAGATCTGGTGAACAAGAATGCAATAGGAGCGAAGCTCAGAGAACTGCGTGGAAAGAGAACGCTTGAAGCGGTTGCGTCAGAGATCGGGATATCGACCTCGGCTCTCGGAATGTACGAGAACGGACAGAGAGTTCCGAAGGATGACATTAAGGTCAAGCTTGCTAAATATTACGATGTCTCGATCGATATTTTTTTTGCACACGAGGACCACTAAATATGGCCGGAAGGGATGCTTGTTTGTATAAGGGACGCAAAAATCCCATCCGAACGGACAGGATTTATGTATGAGATTTACTGACGGGATATATTTCGTGGTTGGGGTCTATCCAAACAACGTAAAAAATGTTTCCGGTACGGACTCCCCACAGGCGGGTCTCTCCGTCGATCGTGAATGAATAAATAGAGTCATGCTCGTAGAATAGGTTAAGCTCTCGAAAACGATCTTGAGCTTCAGACACTATTTGCGTAACACTTTTTTCGCTATTCTTCGGAGCTCTTCTTCTGCCGGCGGTATCACTGAGAATCTGATGCCAGGTCATCCCCTCAAAAGCTTTCAGCTTTTGAATTATTCGGAGTATTTGATCGTTATTGGCATCCAACCCCCATTTAACGTGGCTGAAATCACTTTTTGAAAACGCCCAAACGGGATGCCTTTCATAATAGCTTTCGCCTGCGGTCTCCAATTTGGGTGTTTTTGTTGATTTAGCGTCTGTAGTCTTAGCCTGTTTTTGCGACCTATACTCTGTTTTTGGTATTTGTTTGTTTTTATTACAAGCCGCCATAATAATCCTGCATAGTTTCTTTGGAAATTATGTTGTGACATCTCTCACCGGGGGCGAAGCCTTCGCGAGCTTCTTTCCAGGGTCTTTCCTGATGCGTCATATCGCTCAATTGCTGAGAAGAATATTTGTTGTAGGTTTCAATCACTATATCGATAGTTTCTTGCTCGCAATCGCTGAGCTTATAGTCACTATATGCCGCGAGATCGTCTGAAGATATCAGAAACAGTCCTCTGTGAGCGTTAAACAGCTCGAAACATACCGGGCCATTGGCCCACGCTTGAAAATCTTCATTGAAAAGGGGAACTCCATCCCAAGCTAAAGACCATGCCTGAGAGTAATAAACAAGCTTCTGCAATTTAACAGTGGTTATGGTACCGACTTGCGTCAAAACATAGTGCGCTACATTTTTAACGTTTAGCATAGTGTTATTACCTCCTTTTTACAGTAATTTGGGGAAGGTCATTTTTAAACGTGAAGGGTGAAACATCGCGTAGGGCTTCGCTGGTAGTTACGTTTTTGATGATTCTTTGCTCTACGGCACGGAGATCCAAACTTTTAATCTGTTCCATACTTCCCCCATATTTTATTATCTTTATTCATCTAAATTATATGCCAAGTGTGGAAAAAAGTCAATAATTTTTAACAAAAAATTTTAAATGTGGTCTATTGTATCATAAATCAGGACTTTTGTCAAGTACAAAATCATGGGATTTTAGCACAGTAAATTCGCGGAATCGCGGTGTATGAAGGATTTTTTGATCGGGTTCCTTCATACACTTGAAATACCAAAAGAAAGGAGATAATACATATGAAAGTTATTATGAAAAACAAACCCGATTTTAATTTGATAGCGGATACGCTATCCTACCTATTATCCAAACAGTACGGTACGGACATCGTTGTTACGATGACTCCGAAGTCCGAGGAACAGCTAAAGGAGGAGTCTTTAAAAAATGCAGTATGACTATGAAACAATGACGATTGATGATGCTCGGCGCATAAAAAAAGCGCTTGCACGCAACAAGCTTTCACAGGAGTGGCTTATTCACCGACTGGATCGTGATTGGGGAGTACAGATCAATTACGCAGCCCTGTCGGCAGTGCTTGCCGGCAAGAGGACTATCGGCCGCAGAATGCAACGCATGCTCTGGTGCTCTGATCAGATCATTAAGAAGTACGAAGACTTCTATCGGAAGGGGTGAGCGCGGGAGTGTTAGACAACGTAACGTACAAACGTGGGGAGTATGACGAGAGATTTCGGTGTTATTTCATCACAGAGTACACTAACGGGACGCCCACGTATCTCTACAAGGGTTACAGGAAGGGAAACAAGATTACGTTATATCCACACAAGGCCCTATTTACCACTAACGCGCGTAGAGAGAAAATAGAGAAGTCTATATTCGAGATAGGGAGGGAGTGAAGCAAATGAGTTTTTCAGCCTGTATTCACGGTGGCGAATGCACCGGGTGTATGGAGTGTCAGGGCAGAGAGGAGGAGATCTACGTATGCGCGGATTGCGGCGAGGAGATCGATCCCGACGAGCTCTACGAGGTGGGCGCGGACAAGCTGTGTCGCTCATGTGTGCTGGATCGCTTCAAGATTCCGGCATAAGAAAAGGACGAATCTTGTTGGCGCAAGATCCGTCCGGCAGAAAGGTGTGTAATAAACACATCTGATGTATGTTTATTATACACCTTTCACAGTAAAAAATCAAGTACATTTGAAAGGAAATTTAAAAAAATGGAAAACAAAATTGATATCGAACGCGAAATTAAGCGCATTAACGAGGATATCGACGATATGCAGGCCGCGGGGCTCAAGCAGATAATCCTCAGCTTCTTCTCCGGCATGGCGAACGAGCGCGAGTTTATTTTAGCCGCGAGAGCTGCCATCAAGGCGCGTGGGTATGCTTGCGTGCACGAGTATGATGACGACGAACTGTTACTGATTGTCAGAAAGGTGGCTTAACGATGAAATACGAGCTTATTATAAAAGAAATTGCGACAGACAATACCGTCTTCAAAAAGGAATGCGACTGCGTTTGCGGTGCGGTTGCCGGCATTGACGGCGAGGACGTGGTAGCAAGTACCTTGAGCACCGGAGAGGGAACAATCGCTGCGCACTTTGCGTGTCTGGCAGCTACTCAGGACGCTTGCGATAAGCTGGAAAACGATTTATACGAGGAGTTCAAAACCTTCTACAAACAGGAGACTCCCGTGGGGCTTTTTAAGGAGTTTATCGAGGCGATCAGAAGCAAGGGTGTAACCATAGACGTAGAGGGAGAGGGGATTTAGGGTTTATGATCAACGAAAAGAAATACATAAATTCGGACAAGCTCTCAAAGGCGGTAAAGAAGTTTCTTATAAACCTTATCGAGAAAGACAAGGACTTTGTTGAGATAACAGAATTTAACGCAGAGCTGCACAAGATCATTGAAAAGATGCCTGCGGCGGCTGTTATCGAGTGGTGCGATGTCAAGTACGAGCTACCCGTGGTATCTGACGAATACATAGTAAAAATCATGTACGCGGACAAGCCCACCGTTCTAAATTACGATGCCGACGAGTGCGTATGGTATGCGGAGCACGAGGGCGAGGAAATCTTCTACTGCGTAACCCATTGGGCAGAGCTGCCGGGAGGTCCTGATGTATAAGCACCTTAAAAAGCTTTCAACAGTCGGAATGTCACATGACGATTGGCTTTGGCACAGGCGCAAATCCATAGGAGGATCTGATGCAGCGGCGATCGTGGGACTTAATCCATGGTCAAGCCCATACGCAGTGTGGGCAGATAAGTGTGGGCTTATTCCTCCCAAGGAGGACAACGAGGCTATGCGCCTGGGCCGTGATCTTGAGGAATACGTTGCTAAGCGTTTCTGCGAAGAGACGGGCAAGAGGGTAAGACGCGAGAACAACATTATAATCAATCCCGATTACCCATTTGCTCACGCAAACGTGGACAGGCTTATTGTTGGCAACAACGAGGGGCTTGAGATAAAAACAACGACGTCGCTTAATCTGAAGCGGTTTAAGAATGGAGAATATCCCGCGAACTTTTATGTTCAATGCTGCCACTACTTAGCCGTCACCGGCGCTGAGCGTTGGTACCTTGCGGTACTTATACTCGGCAAGGAGCTTAAGATATTCTGTATCGAGCGTGACGAGGCGGAAATTCGGGCTCTGATGGATGAAGAAAGGAAGTTTTGGTCGTTGGTAGAGTCAGGCACTCCACCCATGGCAGACGGCGAAAAATCGACCTCTGAGGCAATCTCTACCATCTACTCCGAGGGTGACGATGGCGGCGAGCTTGAGTTGTTTGCATATGAAAATGATCTGCGTCAGTACGTGGCCTTGGGCGAGCAGATAAAGGAACTGAAGAAGCTTCAGGACGGTTGCGCGAACAAGGTCAAGGCGTATCTTGGCAACGCGGCGCGGGGCGAGAGCGACAGCTACCGTGTGAGCTGGGCGCCGGTAGTGAGATCCACGTTTGATATGGATAAATTCACGCGCGATCACTCGGATATTGATCTGAGTGGATATTATAAAACGTCAACACATAGGACGTTTAAAGTAACAAAAAATGAAATTTAATTGGAGGAAAATATAATGGGAGTTATACAGAATCAGGTCGCTCAGACGGGCGGAGAAAAGAAAACAATGCAGCAGTACATAAAGGCAATGCAGGGAGAGATCGCAAAGGCTCTTCCTTCGGTAATTACACCGGAGCGCTTCACGCGAATGGTGCTCAGTGCGATCTCGGTCAATCCGCAGCTCTCGCAATGCACACCTCAGAGCTTTCTCGGCGCGATGATGTGCGCAGCGCAGCTCGGCGTTGAGCCGAACACTCCTCTTGGCCAGGCATATATCCTTCCTTACAAGAACAAGGGAGTGCTTGAGGCACAGTTCCAGCTTGGATATAAGGGCCTTATAGATCTTGCATACAGATCAGGAGAGGTTGAGCTCGTGCAGGCGCACGTTGTTTATGAAAATGATGAATTCGAGTGGGAATACGGTCTTGATCCTAAGCTTCATCACAAGCCGGCACGCGTAAATCGCGGCGAACCTGTAATCGTTTACGCTATGTTCAAAACCAAGAGTGGCGGTTATGGCTTCGAGGTTATGAGTATCGAGGACGTTAAGATCCACGCTGCAAAGTATAGCAAGGCGTTTCATTCCGATTATTCTCCATGGAAAACTGCGTTTGAAGAAATGGCGAAGAAGACGGTGCTTAAGCGTGTCCTGAAATATGCTCCGCTAAAGTCGGATTTTGTTCGCGCAGTCGTTCAGGACGAGAGCATCAAGAGCTCTATATCCGAGGATATGTACGAGGTCAACAACGAGATCGTTTACGAGGCTGAGTACACCGAGGTAAACCAGGAGACCGGAGAGGTCAAATAAATAACAAGAGGTGAGAAAATGGCAAGACCGCCAAGGCAGGGGGTTGACTATTTTCCGCTCGATTGTCATATGGGTGACAGTATTAAGTTAATACAAGCAGAATTCGGTCTTGTCGGATATGCCGTGGTTATCAAATTGTGGCAGAAGATCTATTCCGACAGGGGTTACTATACCGAATGGGGGCGAGACGTGGCGTTGGTGTTTGCCGATGAAAATAAGGTTGGTGCCAACGTTGTGCAGGAAGTAGTACGCGTCTGCTTGAAGAGGGGTATATTCGATCAGCGAATGTTCGATGAGTACGGTATTCTGACGTCGGACGGCATCCAAAAGAGATTTGCCGAGGCGACCGCGAGGCGAACGTTCATTGAAGCTGATCGACGCTACCTCCTTATTGCTGCACCTTCTAACTGGGTTTTTGATAACAAAAACCCAGTTAATGTTGACAATAATGCGGTTAATGTCGGCAATAATCCGCAAAGTAAAGTAAAGAAAAGTAAAGTAAATTATTCTTCTATCGGGGGCGCGCGTGTGCGTGAGCATAACCGGGGCGGTGAGAGCACATTCGATACCGACAGCTTTTTCAACGCTGCGCTTGCGCATGCCGAAAGAGAAATGAAAAAGTGTTCGGAATCAGTTCAGAAGGAGGATTGAACGTTGGAAACTATTATATTGATTGGAGCATTGGCGTTCACCCTGGGCGGCTTGTGTGGGGTCGCTCTCGGTGTTGCTATCGCTTCGACGGGGAAGGATAAGGAGGAGAGACATGAGTAGAGAGAAGCAGAATGATATTATAAGAGACCTCTTGGTAGAGTTTGACGAGATGGGTTTTATACCTACCACAACGGTTCCCAATCCTGAGGCTTATGCAATAAAGTGGCGAGAAGAGATAACAAAAGCTTTGGAAAACTACTTCAAGCAGAGCGAGTGGATAAGCGTTGAGGAGAGGTTGCCTGAACATCTTGAAAAAGTGCTTGTTTACGATGAAATGGGAAATATGAATACGGCAATATTTTTGCATTATGACAACGGTAATGTGGATTGGTGTACTTCGGTTAGACTTAATCGTCAAGTCACCCATTGGATGCCGCTTCCCGAAGCTCCGAAGATGAAAGGAGGTGGGGAGTAATGAACGAATTGGTTTTAGGTGTGGCATTCGGTATGTTAATCGGGATGGTTGTAGGCACAATGTATAGCTATTGGAATATAAAAAAGATTGTCGATTATACAATCTTAAAATACAAGTGTGAAGAACAAAGGCGTAGAAATGAAGCCTTGAAAGAGTTTCTTGATGAGAAAGGCGGCGAAACTGATGAGTGAAGAAAAGACTCGTTATGTTACTTCTTCAAGAAAAGATGGAAAAATCAAGCTGTTGCCTATAGAAGGCGATTGCTTGGAGTCTGTTGGAGTACCGTCAAGAGGTTGTAGGGCTGTAATAAACAGAACTATTACACCTATCGTCGGAGACCTTGTATGGTGCAGACGGAATGATACATCAATCACGAGCTACATTAAGCAAGTTAAGTCATACGAAGATGAGCAACTAATTGTTGGCACAGCGTACGCGGATGCAAAAAGAGATGTCAAGTTTTTCGTTCCGTTCTTGATGGGTGTGGTTGAATATGTTTTTGATGGTGATGGAGACTTAGCATATCACAGAGACGGAGCGAAGATGAAAGGCGGTGCGAGTGATGGCAAAAATACTTGAGAGAATCCCATATCATTATCCCATTTCACGCGGATTTTTCCTTGATTATGCACCATCTCCGAATTGTTGCAACGATAAGAGCTACGGAGAGGTTTGTGTCAAGTGTGAAAAATGCGGGAGAAAATTCATAAATGGAGAATTGCAGAAAGGCGGTGCGGAGTAATGAAGAAATCAAAAAAATGTGGAGAGTGCATTCACTACGACATATGCGCCCCATATGTTTCACCAAACGAAAGCTTTCCTGAAGTGGGGGACGGGTGCGGGCTTTTCAAAGACAAATCTCTTAACATAGAGCTGCCTTGTAAGGTGGGAACAACGGTATTCACTATAAAAAATGACTGTATCGAACAAGAAAGAGTGAGTGGAATAAAAATAGGAAATTGCGGAATATTGTTGCAAATATCAAACAACAATGATGGATTTGATTTTTATTACGATGTTGAAGTCGGCAGAAGGTTGTTTTTTGAGCAGGAAAAAGCGGAAAAGGCTTTGGCGAGAATGAAAGGCGGCGAGTGAGGAATGAAAATAGGAAACACGGAATGCAAATATTGCAACAAAGCATATCTGAATTGTTATCACACTTGTCCTAAATCACCTGCTCGTAGCGATGATGTTGCATTAAATACAATTTTTACTGTCGTAGAGAAGGCGGTGAGTGAGGAATGAACCACGATGCAACACATTGTCTTGATTATAAGAAACCTTGCCCGAATTTTTGTTACAGGGCGCAGTTGACGGAAGAATTGAAAAAGATTGTTTATATTCTGCCTGTTAGTTGGTGTCATTTCAAAGGCACAAAAGAATGTCCAAAAGAGAAAGGCGGTGAGTGATATGGGAGTAACAGTTACGGCAAATTATAAAAACGCAAAATCCCTTGATGGCGGCTATTTTATGTTTTTTAGAATACGCCGAGAGATAGCATATGCTTGGGATAAAGAGTTTGGTGAACATTATGCAAACCTTGCAATGTGTCATGCCGAAGATCATTATAAGGCTTTTAATATAAAGACCGAAAAAATCCTTAAAGATGAACGATTTAAGGAAGAAGATATTGACTTGGTTGAATTTTTCTTTGCGAGTGATTGTGGGGGCAAGATTTCATATAAGACTTGCGGCAAAATTTACAATTTGATAAAAGATACCGTATATGACAAGGCTTTAAGGTATCTTGCTTTTTCAAATAATGATTGGCAAGACTTTAAGGACTTGGTGAAAGGTTGCTATTCACATAGAGCAAATTTGGTTTGGTATTGAAAGGAGAATGATATGGCACGATATATTGATGCGGAAGAACTTTATAAGCGAGTTAAAGACAATGTAGGGGCGTATTATGCTTCACAAGTTGATGTAAAAGACGAGTGCTTGGAAGAAATCGAGAATATGCCAACAGCCGATGTTGTACCAAAGAGCGAGGTTGCAAGCTTTATTGGCCGACAAAATACGGATATGAAAAGGGATCGGCCAGGAAAAAATAAAACAGAAAGGTAGAAAGAAAGATGGAAAACAACAAAGTAATTGTAAGGGCAGATAGAGCAGGAGTGTTCTATGGAGAAATTAAGGAGCGAAACGGCTCCGAGGTGGTTATGACAAACGTGAGGCGCTTGTGGTATTGGGACGGTGCGGCTTCACTGTCTCAGCTGGCAGTGAACGGAACTGTCAGACCCGACAACTGCAAGTTTACGGTGGTTGTCCCCGAAATGACGATTCTCGGAGTTATCGAGATTATACCCTGTACAGACAAGGCAACGGCATCCATTGAGGGGGTTGCGGTATGGAAGCGATAAAGCGATTCCTTGAAATAGAGCATGGCTCTGGCTATGGCTCTGGCTATGGCTCTGGCGATGGCTCTGGCGATGGCTATGGCTCTGGCTCTGGCTATGGCTCTGGCGATGGCTCTGGCTCTGGCTCTGGCTATGGCTCTGGCTCTGGCTCTGGCTCTGGCTATGGCTCTGGCTCTGGCTCTGGCTATGGCTCTGGC